GGAACTGCGAGTACACGTTCTTCAGGAGGCCGGTTAGTTCGGCATCCGTAATCAGAGTGGGGTTAGCCACGGGTCACCTCTTAGAAAGTATTAACGGAATGACGACAACGCCGTATTCAACGCACTGGCAACGGCATCATCTACGGTGTTCCCCGCATAGGCTTTCGGCTTGCCAGACGGCTTGCCTGCATTGCCAACGGGAAGGGTCTTCTGTCCTACGACACGCTTGGCTTTCTGTGCTTCAATGCGAGCGCGGTCCCGCTCTGCCAACGCCTTCTGTGTCTCCCGCTGGGGAGCCGAGGTGGTTGACTTCGAACGGCGACTATGCTGCCCTTGTGCCCATACTGCCAAATCGTCGAGGATGTACTGTCTGATCGCCTCGTAGCGTGACGCTGGAACATACGCCTCTCCGTTGGGAGCGCGTTCAACGTGCGCGTACATAGCCATCTGGAACTTCTCGGCCAACTCGTCTACGGAAATGGATGGCAGTGCCCCAACAATCATGTTAAGGGCTGGCATCACTTCGTTCTCGTAGAACACTTGGCCTTTCTCCGCAATCGCCGTCATTTGGGTCTGGACACGGATGTCCTTTACCTCCTGTTCTGCGCGAGCGGCCCTACTTTCCGGCGAGTTCTGTTCACCATACGCATCACGCACGGCCATCAGAAAATCGTCGTCCATCAACAGCTTTTCAATCTGCTCTTCTCGTTCCGACAGCAGGGCAGCGAGTTCCTCGCGCTCCTGATAGACCTGTTGAGCAACTTGCTCAACCTGCTGGACCTTCTCTTCCCGATCTTTGTTGTACACGCCCCACTGGGCCAGCTTGACCACCTGATCCAAGCGGTCACTCCGCATCTTCCCGTTGGCCTTGTACTCCACCATCAAGTTCGGGACTTCTACCTCTCCATCTGCATCGTAGAGGGCAAACTCTGTCGCCAGATCATCCGTCACCGTTGGAACGGCGACGTATCCTTCTGGCATATTGGGTTGATCGCCAAGGTCTTCTGATTCCCCAGCGTCCTCTACTGCTTCTCCGCCATCGTCTGCTGCATCTGGAGCCAGTGTCTCTTCGGCATCCTCAGCCACAGCCGTGTCTTGCTGTGGTGGGAGGGCGCTTGCGACGGCACTGGAAATTGCTTCACCGAGGTCCATGCTGCGATCCTATTGCTGTCGGGATAAGATGTCAGCTTGCTGTGCGGACTGCTCTGCCTCTGGGATGCCAGCCAAATTCTGTTGAAGAAGGTTGGTGACCCCAATCGGCGGATTGCCACTGGCAAGCGGTAACTGTCCCGGTGTGATATTTGGTACACTGGCTGCGGGGGGTCCGCGTTCTGGGCCAGCACCAGCAGGGCCACCTTGCTGCGGCGGTCCTCCTCCCTGTTTCTCATCCGCTTGGTTTGCCAGTGCTACCCACCGCTCTTGTGCAGCGGCAATGACGGACGGTTCTACGTCGTCTTGGAGCAGTAACTCGCGTTCGAGCACATCTTGGTGAATCGCTTCGTTGTCCTGCCACCGCATCTCGGGCACGGGCGTCTGCATCCGAATGGCATCTGCCACCCGCTTGGCCCGTGCTTCTTGATCCGAGTCGGGCGTCGAGATGTCCCCCGCCACCGCAAACATCTGGCGACGGCGGTATTCCTTCATGTCGATCACGCCCGTTTGCAGCCAGTTGTCCAGCATATACATACGGAACGCCAGCGGCATCGGCATCATCGACGAGGCTTCGACCTTCACATCGCTCTGTCCGTCAAAGTCCGACGCCGACACGGCACGGGCGAGGTCGGGACGACCCTTGCCAACTGCGCCAAGCGAGCGAGGCATATCATAGCCCCACGACATCCCTGCCAACGTGATTTTGCCCCAGTCAGTGAAGGCCATCGCCAAGGCATTGACGCCGGGGCTAAAGACCCGCTCCAACTGTTCACGGCTGGCAATGATAGCACGGCCCGATTCGCCCGTCACCTGCCCACGGCTGACCGCATTGTAACCCGAGGCGTTTTCAAAGGCGCTCTTTTCCAACGCGAGGGCTTCTTTGACATCGTTGCCGACACTAAACCCGTTCACGGGCTGGATGCTGTCCGACATCGGGCCTGCGCCACGAATTTCGATCATAGACGTGACGCCGCCCATGAAGGTTTCGGTCGCAATCGCGTTCGGGCGTGTCAGGAATCGACCACCCGCGTTCACACGGATGTTCTCGACCCACTTGGACAACAACGCATTGATCCGCATCTGGTGATCTATCCATTGCTCCATGACGGGGCGCGGATAGTAACTGGGGTCGCTGGAACCGTCGCGTACTGGGACCAGTGGAATCGTGTTCCACATAAGGGGTGAGGGTCCGAACACGACTTCATCGCCAACGACCACCATCTGCAAGCCTTCTGGCAGCACATCGGGGTGCGGCTGGAGATAGACCGTAAACCGTTCCGTCACATCCTCATCCCGCAACCGCTGGCCTTCGCCAATCGTGGTCTGCGAGAGAACCCATGCGCCAATCCCTTCACTGCCGCTGTACGTCGGGCCATTGCTCGTGGACAGCATCGTGTTGGCGGCGTCCAATCCCGTCACGCCATACCGATACGCCGCCTCACTCCGAGAAATCACCTCGCGAATGATGACCCAGTGTGGGCGCTGGGTCGCGGTCGCGTTAGGCGAGACACGAACCTGCTCCACCCGAAGCGTTTGACAGCCAATATCGCCCATAGGCTTCTTCTGCCCAGCAAGATCACCCATGCGCTCGTCCCACGGTCCACGATTCGGGTCCCAGTACTCGTGCCAGAAGGAAATGCCGTCCGTTTGCGCCCAGAAACTGGCTTCCCTCGCCATACGCTGCATCTCTTGCTGCTCATACTGGTACTCCAGCGCCATCTGTTGGGCTTGCGCCTTCCGACGATCTTCGGGGTCTTGCGTGACGGGCGTGACGGAGAAGCCGGGCTTCTGATCCATCAGAATCTGCAACCGCTGATCCAACGCTTTATCGACCATGTTGTACACCACACGGGCCGCATCACGCGGACGGGCAGGTTCCCGCCACGGACCCATGCCGTTGGCCGAAATCCACTGCTGCCCTGCACGGAACAGGCGATTGCGTTCGACGAGGTGGAGATGCATCTGCACCGCATCGCGCCGACCCTCCCACAAGCCACGGCACCACGACGACCACGCAGACGGGTCGATGTCGTCTTGCCCATCTGCGCCGGGGAAGTCGTACCCATACAATGCCCGCTGCAAGCTGGCATCGTTTTCGGCGGCAGTGCTGGTGTTGTTCGACGGCGGGTTGGGCGCAACCTTCTCGTTCGGGCCAAGCGGGTCGTTCGACAACCCTTCCATCGCCCGAAGCATCTCCGTTTCGAGGATCGGGCCGTCGAGGGATGGGACGGTCGCGGTGCCGTCAGCCAACAACCCCATCGGGTCGTTGTCGTCAAAGAACATCGGTCCCGTCATGCGTCAATCCTCCCCACGCCAAAGGCACTTCTGACCGCGTTCCAGTCCCGCAACGTAGCGTACTTTTCACGGATAGACTTCATCACATCTTCCTGCGCCCAGCTATCGGTGTACTGCAACACGACGGCCACCAAATCTTCAGGTACATGGACCGTATAGGGATCTTCTTCCACCGGACTTGTATCCCGATACGGGGCAAACAGCTTGACCGTTGCACAGCCCTGATAAATGCCGTAGACCAGCACCAGCGGCCACAGGATACGGAGGAAGAACTCTATCACGATCCGACGTAGCGGACGGTCAGGACGGGCGAGCCAGAGGTGTAGGCCGAACACCGTGCCCGAATCGCCGCATACCCGCCAGACGACACCGTAAAGGCACCCACCGCTGTTGCCGTCGAGGCCGCTGTCCCGCTGTTGCTGGGAAGACAGTTGAGGGCGACGTAGGTTGCGCCATCGACCGTGCCTTCAAACGTGATCGTGGCGGAGAAGGTGCCCGTGATCTGGATGCCGACCGATCCCACACTGGGCAAGCCCGAGATGGTGGCGGCGTCTTGTGCAGCGGCAACGGTCGTCGTGCTTTTGAGCAAGTTTCCAACAGACATCGCTATCTCCTGCTAAACGTTAATTGCAGCCACTACACTGGAAAGAATATATCCGTGTTTTCGTCGTCTACCGTTGCTTCTCCGCCCCAGTACGGCTGGCACTCTCCGCAAGCGCAACGGCCTTCAAGGTACAATGCGGCAAAACGAAGAAGCTCTGGGTTATCTCGAAAATGCCCAAGTCCCATGTTGCATCGCATACACAACCCGCCACGCACATGCCCAGTGCTGTGATCGTGGTCTACGGCAAACTTCCCATCTTTTGTCTCACCGCAAATTACACATTCTGGCAAAGCGCGAGCTTCAAGCCCTCGCGTTTTATCAGAAACTCCTTTTGGCAAACGTATTGCGCGCCTGCACTCCCGACGGCATTGACGGCACCATGAATCTAGCCCGTTATGCTTTTTGTTGTGCAATGGGAAAAATTCAGCGTTTGCTGGTTTTTCTGTTTTGCACCGTGTACACGTTAGCAATCCCATTGACGCCTTGCTTTGTTTAGACGGCTCTCTGGGTCTGCTGCTGCTTTAGGCCACATCTTCTTCTGCCCAGCACTCCGCTTACAAAACGCGATCCGTCGTTTGGCAGACGTTGGGCTTTTGGCCGCTTCCGCTGCTTTGACAGGCGGTTTGATATCTTTGCCAGCCGCCCGCAGCGAAGCGCGACCGGCGGCGTTAAGTCCCCCGTCTGGGTTTTGCCCTTCCTTCCGCTGCCACGCCGGGGAGGCCATGTAACTACTTGGCCTTCTTCAACTGCTTGTGCTGCTTGATGGCAATGGCGAGGAAGCCTGCGACCATCGCCTTCACCACTTCGCCGTCCCATGCCGCCAGATCAGCGGGGACATCTACGCCCAACGTGGTCGTCAGGACCGTGCCAAGCGAAGCGATGGCAATGGCAAGACCCTGCTTGGCATAGGTCGGAGCCTTATCGACCAACGCTACACTCCGTTTGACAGCATCAACCGCGAACGGGGTGGCAAACCCGACCACAATCGGGGACACCATCTTGATCGCCAACGTGATGGCTGGATTCTCAAGCATCAGTCTTCCTCCTCCATGTCGGATTCGTCTTCGTCTTCCATCTCGCCATCGTCTTCTTCGTTCATGCCCATCTTTTCTTCGATAGCGTCTAGCCGTTCCATCAGCGCATCGAGTTTGGCCGACAGTCCTTCGGGGCTGGTTTCTGTCACCATCTCCTCGTCGTCGCCACCTTCCTCGTCCATCGGATAGCCCTTCTCATCCCGCTTGGCAAACGCGCCCTTCTCGCCCTTCTTGCTCATCGGTTTGCCAAGGCCAATCACCACGGTCATGCCGGGGGGACGGAGCGGCTCGCTAGTGGTCAGCCCTTTCCGCTTTAGCATAGGTTTGCGGCCTAGCTTCTTGCTCAGTTTTGCTAATACTGCATCCATGCCCGTTTGCTCCATGTGTTACCAGCCCGATCCGGGCAGTTGGGATTGGAAATCTCCCGCAGGCTGAAACAGCCGTCCTTCTCCAGCTTCGGGAGAAACATAGGGGTCGTCCACAATTTTCCGCAATCCCACTGGCGCTTCAGGCACGGCTCCCTGCACCCGATCCCACCCGTGCAGTGCCAATGCCACGGCCATCACGCCGTCATCGTGGAACCCAGACGGCGCTTCGTATCTTACGCCAGTCGCCGTGTAGGTAAACTCAAAGGCTTCCATCTCGGAGGTCAGCCATCGGGCGTCTTCGGAATCTGGCAACGTGAGTTCTTTGCCTTGAAACGCGGCGACCATGCGCTGCATCAGGCGGAGCTTGGACGACTGGGTGAAGACATGGGGCGTGACGTTGACTCCCATGACTTGCAGGTCGGCCACAATCGCATCGCCCACACCCGTCGCATCGGCCACAACGGGCGTGTCCCCTACCTTCCCCCTTATCCGTGCCTTTGTCGTGGCCCACGGAGCCTGCCAGCGGTCCAGAAAGGCCACTCTGCGGTAGGCGTCAAACCCCACCAGCACGGTAAAGTCCATGCTTCGGGCCAAATCCACGCCGTAGACCACAACAGGCTGGTCGGACAACGGGCCGATACTGGCACGGATGGCTTCCAAGCCAAAGGGATTTGCGCCGTCGTCGGTCGGGATGCCTTCAAATTCTTGGGCAAACACTTCGGGCGGCAGCTCTCGACGGGCGGCTTCGACCTCTTCGGCGGGGATGTACGGGTTTTCTAGCGTTGAGGCACGGAAGGATGCCCAATCGGGGTCTTCGCCTAACCCACGGTTGAATAACACGACAAACCCATGTCTCCGGCCC